ACTTCCACGGTCCGCTCTTTCTGACACCCGTCTCAACACGGTAGAACTCTTCCGGTTTGTATTCCGGGGTCAAGTTATACTTAGTACCTGCTGCCATAAATTTTACTTTTTAGATTCAACAATAGTTTTTGTTCCTTCCGAAATCATATTCGCAATAGATTCAGCTTCCTTCTCCATCTTTGTTTCCGCTGATTCAGGAGGAGTCACACCACTAAAGCCGATATTGGCAAGTTCCTGTTTAGCGTCCTTGAAATAAATGTCTAAGTCTGCATCATCAGGAATCGCATAACGCTTTGCGAATGTTTCGGGAATACCATACTCCTTTGCCTTTGCCATAATCTGCTCCTGCCGGGTAGCCTGTGACTTCTCAGCCTTAAACTGAGCGAGTTCATCGGAAAGAGGCTTAACAGCAGCACTCACCGCATTTGCAATGATGGTCGCCATGTCATCTTTCTTATCTTCCGGCTTTGGATTTGAGTTAGGATTGGGATTAGGATTCTCGATTTTATTTTTCAATTCGTCCAATTGTTTTTGCAGACCCGATTTTTCGTTTCTAACAGTATCAATGTCTCCTTGAAAAGCCTTTAAAAGTCCTTCGACCCCACTAATAGCAGTTTCTATTTGACTTTCTTCAGTAACGGTTTTAGATAAGTAGTCAGCCACCCCGTCAAATGCTTTATCACCAAACCCAAAGGTTTTATACTTCGTTTTTAGTGCTACTAAGATTTTTCCTTTCATACCGTATGAATTATTAAATTTGAAATTCAATTTGCGGAAGTAAAAATACCACCAATACAGATGATTAATAAATATTTGAACTTCTGATTCGTGACCTTCGCTTTGATGTCACAAATGCGGTATAAAAGTAGTGAGTAAGTAGGTGGAAGGGAAATAATTAAATAGGTGATAACGAACAATAAAGAGAAGGTTTGATAATGGCAGAAAAAAGGCTCACAGAATAACTGCAAGCCTAAAATTTATTACCCCCCAAAAATATTTATTCCTTTATATCAACTAGTATTTTATCGGATAATATTCTTCTTCGTACTCAATAACTAATTCTGATGAAACCCTTAGTTCAATCAGCCTTGGATCAGTCGGTGGGATATTATCATCTGTCATAGGAAGAAGTCTTCTACACTTAGGCAAATTACACCATGTTCTATCTCATTCTCTATCTTTGCCAAACTACAAGAGATTAATAGCAGCCAACTCTTTAGTCAAAGACTGAATACCTTTCTGAATCTTCTCCAACTGCTGTTTGCGCGGTTTATGTACTCCGGCAGCATAATGCCATAACTGACGCTCATTGATTCCTGTAATCCGACTCAGAGCAGCTTTAGTAAAAATGTTGCTGTAGTAGTTGATAAAAGTAGCAGCATCAATTTTGAACTTTAATTCAAATTCCCCAGACAACACCTCGCAAGGATTAGTATTATCTTCCAGATACAACTCGATTGCTTCCTTCATATTATCTTCTAACTCTTTCATATCATTACCAACTGTAATGACGGGAGCACCTTCAATATAAGCACTCAGGTTCTTTCCTGCGTGTTCAACGATAACTTCTACTGTTTTCATATTACCTCCTTCTTAAATTAAGAGAACAAGGGGGCTACTTTAGCCCCGCTTGCCTCAAAATGCTGTAATAAGTGCCTTTCTCAACGCCTTTGCTGTTATGATTCGGTACGATAACTACTTTACCGTCTTTTTCAAACTTCATGTGGCTACCTCTCTGACTCTTTAGAACAAAACCGTTTTCTTGCAACATAGTTACAACGTCTTTCACTGATTTGTAACTCATAACGCTTTGGACTTAATTACTATGCAAATATAGTAATAATATGAATACTAACAAATAATTTATTCATTATTTTACTATGAATAAAAATAGCGGCAACTCTGAAGAATCACCGCCAAAGGTCCTATTTTTCATGTACCCGAATTATAAACCCCATATTTTTTCTGACTAAGAAGCGTTTTTCTGTTCTTTATTTCCGATTTGCTTATTCTTAGCTTCTTGTTCTTCTTTGATTTCCGCAAGTTCTTCCTCGATTCTATCCGCGTTCCCGGCAAACATAATACCCTCGCGAGTTGACCAGATACCACCTCTGACTGCGGAGACGGCAGTAGAAACCTTATCGTCTACCGAATCAATCATATATGGTACAAGGTCTGTTTCTATATCAATCGTCTTGGAAGCCCTGCTGAATTCCGATGGATTGATTGCCCCTAAAGCGGAAACAATGAAATTCACACGCCTTTGCATAAACTCGCCTATTACCTCAGCATGATTCTCGACTGCCATATGTGCGCCCATAAACATAAAGCGGAAAGCAGTACCGGAAGCCTTGCCAACGCCTTTCAATGTCTCAAAAGAGATACGTGGAGTATTGGACATATCATAAGCCATATTGGTAAGAGTTTCAGCTTCAAATTTTATCGTATCTGGAACTTGCGACCACGTTAGATATTGAGCGTCTGCACCTTCCCCCGTAAGTTTAACCATCCTGTCCTTAGTCTTACCCATGAAACCCTCCACGTCACCGATAAGTTTCAATAAAGGGAAGAAATGGTAATCAATACAATCGGCATAGTTGGAAAGAAGCTTCTCCAACCGTACACGAAAAGTCTTAATCTTCTTGCAATATGCTTCAGGGCGGTAAGCGTAATCTACAGGAAGCTTTGGGAATCCATGAGCGAAAACGGTCCTTTCCTCGTACCCTTTAGATAAATCCCACTGATAAACCATCTTGTCTGTAATAGTCATAAAGCAGGTAATTTCCGAATCGTCCATGAGTTTTTTCTTATACTCACGGGAGAAAGCAATCATCTTACCTTCATCGTTGAAGAACGGAAAAAGCTTATCACCTCTGAATGGTGACCACAACACACTTTTCAGTTTCTTGGTAGGCTTAACCTTGCCCCCGAAAGTAGTCTTTACTTTCTTCCAGAACTTAGCCCAGAACGAATCATCATCGGTCGCATACCAATACTCGGCAACTTCCTGTTCGGATAACCAGGAACGAACAATCTTCTTGTTCTGATACTTGATTTTGTTGGACTTAAATACAGCTTTGACCGCATCCAAGAGTCTCTTTTCGTCATCATCCGCAGGAGTACAGTCTATAGACGGCTCAGTGCCTACTGTAAAAGCCGTTTGAATGTTTACGATGTCCTGCTCCAAGGGAATAGAGATACGGTTTACCGGTTCGGTTCTGTACTGTGCTTCGGTTTCATAGGCATTACCTGTCTTCTCATCGAAAACTTTCTCCGCTTCCTTTTCAAGAACCTTCCTGTCCGGGTACTTCTCTTTATCCACCATGATTTCATGGCGTTCCGGATTCCAATCATCCCACAACTTGCAGCGGTCGGGAAGCTCAGTTTTCCTACCTTTCTTCAGGTAGCTTATCTTCTGCCCAATATCGGGCAATACTAATATTTCTTCTAAACTCAATGGCATAGCTTATATTTTTAGTGTGTGAATATTCCAGTTAAATCTTTCGGCTTCTGAATCTTTCCCAGAAGCTCACCCAAAACATAATAACGGGCAGCATCTATCCCGTGGTTATCATGGTCTTCGGGTTCATTGATATACTTTCCATCCTTGTCCTTCGCCCACACATACTTTCGGAACTCGCTTTGCAAGTTATACGAATGCTTGGTTATGTATATCTCCATGTCCTGCATCTTATCGATGCCGGCATTGATAGAGCCTGCTCCTTTTTCCACCGCATATATCTTAATACCTCCGTTATGTATTTCTTGAATCAAACGAGGGTCTGCGCTATCGGCAATAACCTTCAATCCCCACGGTCGAAGCGTTTTGATAATGTCAGAAGAAAGAAGTCCGGTCCGGTAATCTACTTCGTCCAAATACAGAGCGTTACCTACAATACCGCACCGAATAGAAGCGGACGGGTCGTGTGTGTAGCCAAAATCTTGCCCGATAGCCACCTTCTTAGCCCAAGCCGGGAATTCATCAACAATTCCCCACTTCTTGAATACAGCACCTTCCGCAACGTCAGCCCAGCGACCGATAACCACATGAGCATACTTTTCGGGATTGCTCACCTTCATATCCTCAACCTCCTTCAGAAACTCTGGAGAAAGATTCTCCAAGTTATCAAGATAGGTAGTATGGATATGAAGTACATTCGGGTGCGTGGAGATTTGGACTTGCACCCCATCAATCTCTACGAGTTTATGGGTATTTTCGATGTATTTTTTGTAGATAAAGTGATTGGAATCACAAGGATTCATTATGATGATTATTCGGTTCTGAATCCCTTTCTTACGGATGGAGAGCATTATCTTGTCGAACTCTTCTTCATTCGTCCATTCCTCCGCTTCATCACAAACAAAAGTAGTAATACCTTGGATGGATTTCAATTTTGCCGTTTGGTTCCCGGAAGAGGTCTTGATACCTCGGAACATGATACGGCTTTTAGTCATTTTGTTGACTATATCTGTCTTGGTGGTCTTGAAATACTTCGTTGTTCCGTCAAGGTCTATCTTTTCCATCATTTCCGGAATGATAGACATACCGGCAGAAACCATCGTGTAGCGGGTGTAGAGAATCTGATGTACAATCTTCTCTACCGGGGTCATTTCAAAGGTCAGCCGTTCTATGAAGGTGGAAGCATTGAAAGATTTTCCGCTACCACGTCCACCGGTGATAAGAATTATAAATTTTTCCTTATCCTCGTATAATGGATGGTAAATTTCTTGAGGTACTATCATTTCAGCTTGTCTTTAATCCAAGAATCAATGTTGATGCCATGCTCTATGTCTGTTGGAATATCAGCGTCTTCATCTTGTTTGCGCTCAATCTTTCTCCAATCTTCATCATGGTGGTACAGCCAAACGGACATTGCTTGCAAATTAGGAGCCAGTTCACTCTCATTTACTTGCAATTCTTCCTCACCGGTCAAATTGCCTTCTGTGTCACGGAGCTTTCTTACTACGGTGCTTTTCGTTTTAATTCCACCAAGAGCCATAGCAAGGAACTTAGCCCTTACCGTTGCATTGATGGTCGCGCGCCCACGCGCTAAGACTTCGGATATTTCGGCGTACTCACTTTTCTTTTCGCAGAAAGTTTGCGGCAGAATCCCCATGGCGTAGGCTATTTCCTTGTCAGTGAATCCCTTTTTAGCATACGATTCCACGAGAGAAAGAAAGTCCTCACTTGTATAATCAAACTTGGGCTTTCTTCCTCCTTTACCTTTTCTATTTGTAGATTCACTTTTACTCATAATCAATTATCCGTTATTATTACCCATATATATGCGGCGAGAGACCGGCTTATTTCCATAGATATTAATTCCTCTTTTTGAGAAATAGCTATCTATTCTTGCACCATATCTTCCCATTATGGATTTCGTCCGATCTCTTATGCGTCTTTGTTTATCTGCACCAAGTCCGTATTGTCTCCCGGCATTATACATTATTCGTCTGGACTGTTGATATAGCTAACCATATGTTTTCTTTCTAACTCGGCATTCCTCCCTAAAAATTAATCAATTCTTTCTACTTGTTCATCAAATACTTCTCCCTTTATGAACTTCATATCGGGGTCATATCCGAACCGTTCACAGAAAGCGGCTTTAGCTTCATAGGTGTCAAAGGACAACATCACATAGGCATCCATATCTTCGGCTGTCTTCTGTGCGTTCTCCTTTACTTGTTGCTTGACCTCCTTCATATGGGCAACCTTCTCGGCGCGTTCTAACTGCCTGACAGCTTTATCAGCTTCTTTCTGCTCGGTTACTGGTGCCATCATATCAGACAGAGCGTCTGCGATAGAGCTTTCTTCTTCGGTTTGTAACAGGTAATCGACACCTATCATGTTCAAATCGGCATCCGTTAAACCGGCGTCTTTCCAATCAATATCGGGAACAATTCGGGCAAGAGCATCAAAATCCCAAGTACCTTGTGCGTTAGGGTTGTTCATCAAAATGTTCAACTCTTTTTCCTGCTGTTCGTCCACATCAATGACATCGACACGGATACAGTAGTCGTTATCGGGAAACTTCTGTAATTCGTCCATGACGGACAAACGCTGGTGTCCACTGACTACGGTTAGTCCTGTACGTTTATTCACCACAATACCACCGACCAAGCCAAATTTCTTGATACCACGCTTTAATGTCTTACGGGATTCATCGGATAGTTTTCTTGGGTTGTAGTCCGCAAAGTGAATGGCAGAGCGGTTAAGCTCCACCGATTCACTCTTTATGTATTTACTTAGTTCCATGTTAGCCATTGCTTAATCCAAACCCTCTCTGTCGAAGAGTATTCTTTTCGGCTCTCGCAATAAGATTATCGCGGGATTGTTTTGCGCGCCTACTTGCTGCACTACTACTCCATGTATTTCTTCTTCTCCAGTTCGCTTCGCTCAATCTTTCTGCTTGAGCGTAAATTTGTTCTCTTGTCTTCCTACGTCTAACTCGGCAATCCTCCTATTATTTTTGTTTATTATAGTATTCCCAAAGCACTCTTTCAGCCATTGGGAAAACTTTGTAAATTCTCTGTAAGTCCTGCGGGTAGTTCTTTTCCATCCAAAGCATACAATCAAGGTTGAAGCCTACTCCCGAACTGGCTTTCAATGAATATCTAACTGGTTCGGGTAAGTTGTGCTGCTTCATGTAAGCAAGGATATCCTTTTGTGTCCAATCAGCCAAAGGATAAACTATACCGTTATTCTCGTAACCGTTTACCTCATACCCTTTCAGCATAAGCCTGCGGTTTATACCATCAGCCTTTTTCATGCCTAAGAACGTGTAATAAACTCTGTGAGTAAGCTGCATAGCCTTTACCACATCAGCCAGTTTCAACAGTTTCACTTTTGGATTAGGCACACAATACATACCACCACGGAGGATGTAAGTGAGGTTCCAATGTGGTACTTGCACAAACTCTATCTTCGGATATTTGGCTTTAGTCCAGTTTATCCAGCGGTTAATGTGCTCTAAGTCCTTGACGAAGTACATGAACACACAAACAATCCGGTCAAACTTCAGATAGATTAAATCAAGTAGAACAAGCGAATCTTTTCCAAGTGATAAAAACAGCAAAGCCTCATTCGATTTTACCCGAATGAGGTCTATATACCGGTTCGCTTGCTTTACTTTATTCATAGCTAACCACCTGACAATCCAAATGAAATACGAAGATCACTGTAACGCTGTCTGCGTGATCCTAACTGTGTGGCACTTGCTGTACCCCTACGATTGGCGACTAATCTACCGCCTGCACCGGCACCGTTCATATTTCTGCGGGGGCCAGCTACTCTGTTTACTCTTCTTGCGACTCAGCAATAAAATTTAAATTAAACAATCAAAGATGTTTTTCTAATATCTTACCTAATGTATAATCCATTTGGGCTGCGAGATATTCTTCACCCTGATAGGGGTAAACAATATCATTACCGTCTTCATCGGTGAGAATGACCGCTTCTGCGTTCTTCACTTCAACGATAATATAAGGGCGTTTACCACTATAGGCACCCGTAAGAAGTTTAATCGCATCGTACTTAATCGGTTTCAACTCAACTTCACCCTCTTCAGGTAATTCTTCATCTACCTTGTACTCTTTGCCACCACATAAATAAGTGATATACTTCTTTGCGTTAATCGGCCTAATTTCACGGTATTCGTGCGTTTTAGTACCAGATAAGATTTCATCGAAATATTTCTGTTTGATACTTAATGTAAGAATATTCATAATCGTGTCGTTTTTAAATTAATATTCATTGTTGCGGGTGCAGGCTCCGCCCCTGCGATTTCCACCAAGTCAAAGTGGCGAGATGACTAGACTTCTCTAACCCGCGATAGTACCCCAAAGATACTACCACAACCAAAGATAACGAAATATCTTCAAATTCTATCTGTGAC